TTGAAGGACTGCGGGGAGGTAAAGATAGAATTCACCCATGCGAAAAGCCTATAAAACTATACAAATGGCTACTAAAAAACTACGCAAGCCCGGGGGACAAGATACTAGACACGCATGTTGGGAGCGCATCCAGCTTGATAGCTTGCGAAGATATGGGATTTGATTATGTCGGCTTTGAGCTTGACCCAGACTACTACAAAGCGGCAACGGACCGACTAAAAAAACATACTGACCAGATAAGGCTATTCTAATGAATTATAAAACTTACACTTTCAGAAAAACACCACCCGGGCCTTTTACTGCTAGCGGACTGCGGGTTATAGTTATAATCGCGCTGGTAGTGTTTATCCTGCTGGCTGGCCGACAATTACGGGCCGAAAAAGCAAAGACCTTTTTAATATCAGACTTCGACTATACCAATAATACTATAGATTTTACCAGGGTATACCGATTTGTAAAGTCTTTCACTAACCGCCTGACCTATTCTGATATAGAAGTTATCTATCGGCATAGCGTTATTTTCAAAATAAATCCTGTTCTGATGTTGGCCCGTATGCAGCAAGAAAGTGACCTGTTATTTGAAAACGCAAAAGGCAACCGGCACACGTGGCGCAAATACAGGGCCATGGGGTATGGCTTATATAAAAACTTCAGGGCCGGCGGTAAAAAGTTTTATGTATATGGCGGGTATGAATTACAGGTATACTTTGCCGCCCGGACTATGCGTAAACTTTTTGACGAATACCGGCCAGGGGTAAAGAAAAAGATACTTGACACAGGCGAAACTATCAAACCAGAAAACGCCGGGACGTATGGCTTGTATAGATACCTACCTTTTTACGGCAAGCATAATAAGTATGGCTGGAAGTATGAAGCGGGGGGTAATAAGTATATGTTAAAACATTTTCGATACTTGAATGGTAAAATAAAATGAAAGCTATTTGTTGGTATAGCTGCGGGGACGCTTCGGCCGTTGCCAGTAAAATAGCACTTAAAAAGTATAAGTGCAGAATAATTTATTGTGATACTGGATCAGAACACGAAGACAATAAAAGGTTTTTGACGGACTGCGAGAAATGGCTAGACCAAAAAATAGAAATACACAAAAATGAAAAATATATTGACATATGGGACGTTTTCAAAAAAACACGTTATCTAGTAGGTATTCACGGAGCGAGGTGCACTACAGAATTAAAAAAAAGTGTTAGAAATAAAATACAAGACCTTGACGCTGTTCAAGTTTTCGGATTTACCGTGGAGGAGATAGATAGGGCTGAAAGGTTTAAAAAAAACAATCCTGAAGTAAAATCGTATTTTCCTTTAATAGAAAACGACTTAAACAAAGCAGACTGTCATGCTATTATTCAGAATGCAAATATTCAAATACCGCAGATGTATAAACTGGGCTATAGAAATAATAATTGTATCGGATGCCCTAAAGGTCAATCTGGGTATTGGAATAAAATAAGAAATGACTTTCCAGACATATTTTTAAAAATGGCTGAATTAGAAAGGGAGTTAAACGTTGCTATAAATAAAACATATGCTGGGGACGGACAACGAAAAAGGATATTTTTAGATGAATTGCCCGAAGATATGGGTGACTATCCGAAGGAGCCAGACATAAGTTGTGGACTTTCTTGCGGAGTAATAATAAATGATTTATGATAATATATTTATGTTTAAATTGTGAGGCAGAACATGATATACATTGTCTATATCCAGGTAGCGGCTATGTTAATTACTGCCCTGTGTGTGGGAGTGATCGTATTCAAAGACTAAAGGAGGTTTTTGTGGACAGTAGAAAGGTTTTGTATTCAGGCGGTAAAAACGATGAATGCTATACCCCGGCGGAGGGGGTGATGCCGATATTGGAGTATATTCCAAAAGGTAAAATAGTATGGTGTCCTTTTGATACTGAAAAAAGCAATTTTGTTAAACTTATCGATAATTGCATATTTTCCCATATAGACAACGGTCAAGACTTTTATACCTACGAACCGCCGAACTGGGACATGCTTATATCTAACCCGCCTTATACTAATAAACGAAAAATATTTGAAAGGGCTTTATCATTTGGCAAGCCATTCGCCATGCTAATGTCTAATACTTGGTTGAATGATGCCGCCCCGAAACAACTATTTTATGAAAAAGATTTACAGCTTCTAATGTTCGATAAAAGGATAAAATATTCTAATAACGGCATTATCCAGAATAAAATAACTTTCAGCAGTAGTTATTACTGTTATAATTTTTTACCAAAACAGATAATTATGGCTAAACTCTAGGAGGGTAATATGACTGAAAAAGAACTAGCAGAATACTTTGAGGACCATCTGAAGTTATTTGATATTGAAAAGTATATCCATATCCCGGATAGCGTTTATCTGCGGTCACGTGGGGCCAATAAACTAAAGGATATACCGGATTATATTTTTCCCTATAAGGGCAAAGTGTACATGGTGGAGCTTGGCATTGGCACACGTCACAAAGAACGCAAGGCCAGGCAAATGGCATATATGGGTCACTGGAGCATGGAGGGGGGGGTTGATATACAGCTGATTACCAGTAAAGGGCATGTTGATATTTTTTTTAGAATGCTTAAAAGGATTAAATAATGCGGATATTTGAAAACCGCGACTGTATGGATGGCATGGCCGAATATCCGGACGACTTTTTTGATCTGGCTATTGTTGATCCTCCATATGGGATTGGAATGGACGGCGGCAATGTGGGATATAGGGGAAATAATAAGTTAAAAAAAAAAGATTGGGATCGTAGCATACCAAAAAAAGAATATTTCATCGAACTTTTTCGGGTTAGTAAGTACCAAATAATATGGGGAGGCAATTATTTCCCTATTGGGCCGACTAGATGCTTTATTATCTGGGACAAGGGGGAGGGGTTTTATAATAGGACATACGCAGAGGCAGAATTGGCATGGGCGAATTTTGATAGAAATGTAAAAATATTCAAACATGATCCATTATCAAATAGGGATTATAAAAACAAAATAAACCCCTGTCAAAAGCCCGTAAAGCTATATAAATGGCTACTAAAAAACTATGCCGAGGAGGGATATAAAATCCTTGACACCCACGTGGGCAGCGCCTCGAGCCTGATAGCTTGCGAAGATATGGGATTTGATTATGTCGGCTTTGAACTTGACCCGGACTATTACAAGGCGGCAACGGACCGACTAAAAAAACATACTGACCAGATAAGGCTTTTTTAATAAGGAGTAAATAGTGGACAGATATGATATTTTTTTATTTGGCGTTGGCGACTTGTATCCTGAAAATAAACGTGGTTCTTATGCGAGGGCAGAAAAAGACGGAGTATTTGAGTATCGAAAAGAAAAAGAAGGTTACTGGGTTAAATATGAAGACGTCCAGAAATTAAAAGCCGAAAATAAAAAGCTAAAAGAAATATTGCAAAAAATGTGTCATTTAAAAGTAGAATGTGACTATTTGTGTGATTATTACAAAATTTGCAGGAGTAAATAATGGATAAATATATTTTTATGGCTATTAGGCTATTGCCTAGAAAGTTTTTATACTACTGCGTGATACAGGCATGGGCATATGCTACGACCGAAAAATATACGGATAAAACACCATACGATGTGACATGGGACATGGTATGCCGATTTTTAGAAGAGGAGTAAATAATGGCAAGTATAAGAAGCTGTGAGCCGACTTTCGGAGTAGACGAAAAGGGGTATTTAAAACTTATCGAAGACTATCATATTACCAGCCGGGGCGGCTGTGTTGATTGTGAAAGATTAAAAGCCGAAAACGAAAAACTGAAAAAGGCTTTGAATTCTATGTGCGGATATAACTCCGATCCCAAAAGGTGCCGTGATTGTGAATATAATAAAGAATGTAAGGAGTAAACAATGAAAAGAAAACAAAGGCTTGCTATGCTGGCAGATTACGCTATAGAAGACGCTGAAGCCGTGATAAAGCAATATAAAAAAGAACTTTACCGCTGGCGGATTGAAAACGTTTTGAAAAAAAATAAAAAATGTAGTATAATAACTACATGCGGTGTGCGAACTGCGGGAAACCCCTTGATAGTAAACGAAAAATCTATTGTAACAGATATTGTAAAACGCAAGCAGCCAACTGGAGGGCGGTTAAATATAACCCGGACGGGCGGCGGCGAAGGTCATTATGTGAAAGGCGAAAAAGGTTTACTAGAAAAAAAAGGGCCGAAGCTAAAGAAGCGGGGATATGTAATAGGTGCTGTATAAATCCAGCAGAACCGGAGGGATATGTTACATGCCCAATGTGCCGCGACGAAATATGTAGGCGCAAGCAAGAAAGGATAGTAGATGGAGATACTTAATTGTAAAACACAAAAAAACATTGAATACGCATCGTGGGGTGATCTACATATAGGTAACGGGGCGGTGTCTATGGACGCTATATCTACTTTTATCAAGTGGGTGAAAGCAAAGCGCAACCGCCGATTTTCACTTGTGGGTGACTTGATAGAAGGCAAGACGGTCAACAACCCGCACTTTGATATTGATGCCCACACAGGACAATTCAGGGGTAAATACGAATACGACACGGCCCGGGCCGCTATGATCCAGAACCAATGCGATGAAGTGGTCAGGCTATTCAAGCCAGTAGCGAATAAATGCCTTTTTATCAGCCCAGGCAACCATGAACGCAACCCCGCAATAAAAAACGTTTTGAATGTGACTAAATACATTGGCGAAAAGCTAGGGGTAAAAACAGGCGGCTATCTAAATATCCTGAACTTCCAAAAATGTAAAATACTTGAAACCCACGGGACAGGGTACAGCAACCCCAAAGCCGGGGACCACCGACAAATTCAGACTAACCGGGAGATATTCGTCAAGCGAATGCTTAGACATTTAGCGGCTGATTGTTCGGTGTCTATCATGCACCATGTCCACCGTGTTATTATCCATAAGCCGACAATATCGCCGGGACTGTATACAAGGGCAGACGGGGAGCGGGAGATGATATATAAGCAACCTTCAAAAATCTGGATTGATAAAGAAAAGGACATTTACAAGATCGAAGAGAATGACGCTTACTACTGTGCCAGCGGGTGCGCACTAAGGGCTTATGTAAAGGGCATGATCACCTATGCGGAGGAGAAAAACTATCCACCGGCTGAAATGGGGGCTATTGTAGTTACCATCAAGAATGGTGACCTTGACGGAGTGGAGCCGTTGTACTTATGAACGAACTTATAAACGAAATAGCTGAAAGGGTATTTAATTTAGTTGATGTTAAATCCCTTGCTACCTATGGCCGTATAGTGGTAGAACACAACGGCAACGGGGCGGCGGTTACTACTAGCGAAGACACTTTTTATATCGAAAGGGAGCTACTCGAAGACGATCTATATTTTTTAAGAAAGATATTTTACACCATAGCGGACGAAGCATGTTCCCTAAGCAAGCACGATAGTTATCATTTATACATAGGGGCCGAACCGAATGGGGATAAAGAAATAGGCGAAGTCATTAAACTTGTGGGGGAGGACGTAATAAGCAAGTTACGATTAAATGGATATTCTATTGTAAAGGATTTAGATTAGTGGACTATAAAAGCTGCTATAATTGCGCCTATTATCAAAGAAGCTCAAATACCAGGGTATGCAATTTTAATGAAACATACCTATATGATGATATGGCTTGCTCAAACTGGCGAACAGACGGCAAATTTCCTACTGAAGACGGCGGTGAGTATGTCGATACTATAACCGGTATTATCCAGCGGATAGAAAAACTTGAAAGGGCAGCAGCAAGGACCAACCGGCGATTGAGGCGGCTTGAAACAGCGTTTGACTAAAAACAGGATTTGACATATAATAGGCAAAGACTACCCGGGAGGGAAATGATGACCGAGACGGTCAAAATGCCAAAGTTAACAGGTAAACAACAAAAATTTGTTGATATTCTATTATCAGAACCGGAGGTAGATAATAAAAACGCTGCTATACGTGCCGGGTATTCTGAAAAAACAGCCGCCGAAATGGCACATGAAAACCTCAAAAAACCTCATATACAGAAATATATAGAACTGGCAAGAAAAAAGGTAGAAAAAGAAATAACTATTACTGCTGCCGATCTAGTGGATGATCTTATAAAAATAAAAAATATGTGTCTCGGGGGGGAGACACTTGATTTTAGAGGAGCGACACAGGCCATAAAAACAATAGCGGATATAATCGGGGCCAATAATCACGAACAGAAAATAAACTCAAAAGTTAATTTTAATCTTATACACCCCGACGAAAAGGGGCTTGTTAGTTGATATACAACAAACGACAAGCCGAGGGGGTAAAGAGTTTATCTGATAAAAGCAAGGTATTACATCACCATTTCGGCGGCAGCCGGTCTGGTAAAACCGTCCTTGATGTTCGAGCGGTAATACTCAGGGCCATGGGCTGGCCCGGTACTAGGCACTTAATAGCCCGGGCCTCAAAAAGTAGCTGCGTAACATCGGTATGGATGCAGACATTACTAGATATACTTTCCCGGGACTTTCCCGGCTGCTGGGTAGAGGATCAAACAAAAAGGATTATTAATTTTGCAAATGGATCAAGTATTTGGGCGGGAGGGTTCGATAACAGGAGGCATACCGATGAAATTTTATCAAAAGAGTGGGCTACCATCCTCGTGGTGGAGGCAACGGAGCTGGGCTATCTCGATTTCAAAAAGCTACTCACACGGCTTAATTGGAATCCCGCCGAGAGCAAGATACCCCTTAAGTTTATCACCGAATGTAATCCCACCGTTACCAGCCACTGGACTAACCAGTACTTTATTAAAGGCATTGATATTGAAGGCGGAGAGGAGCTTACAGAAAAAGAAAGGGACCAGATAGCATGGCTCCACTTCAGCCCAGAGGACAATGCCGAAAATCTCTCCCCGGTATACTTAGAAAAGCTTCGGACCAGCCGGGGCATGATGAGAAAACGCTTCTATGAAGGTATTTATGCGGATAGCTTCGAGGGTCAAGTATATGATACTTTCAGCCGGGGTGTTAATGTTGTTAACAATCCTGTGGTGTATAACCCAGCTGCTGAGGTCTGGCGGTTCTGGGATTTTGGGATTGATCCTTCAGATACGGCGATCTGCTGGGTGCAGATAGTACCGGTCCCGAAGAGTAAAGAGTTCGACAGAGGATTTAAAATTGAGGTATTCGATGAATATATTAACAAGAATAAAGACGTGCACCATTATTCTAATATTGTTAACAGCAAAAATTATAATAATAGTGATATTCGGGATGCTGGCGATCCCGCCGGTGCTACTAGGAACGAAAGCTTGGAGAGCTGGATAAGCAAGCTCAGAGGCGAGAATATCCAGGTAGAAGTACCAAGGCGCAATCCATCAATAGCCGATTACATATCCAACGCTAATGAGTTAATACCCTATGTTAGAATATGTGAGGCCCAATGCCCACGGTTTACTGAGATGTTTGAGAATTGGTCATACCCAAAAGACCGGGACGGACAGGTGGTCCAGAACAGCAAGCCGCAACATGACACGCACTCGCACCCCGGGACGGCTTGGTACTATGGCATATGGGTTAAATGGCCCGGCAAAAAGTCAGAGGTAATACTACCAAAAGGATAATTTATGAAGATACCGAAATATATTCAACTGGCGGGGCGCAAGTATAAAATAAGGTATTCTGATAATATGGCGAATGATAGAGCCTGTAATGGATACATACACCCGGACGTTTGCGAGATTGTATTACAAAAAAGTATTAAAGGCACACCCCGGGACGAACAGGCCATGGGTATTACATTTTGTCACGAATTAATTCACGGCATATTTTTAGCTGCCGGGGAGGATGAACTTTACAGCAATGAAAGCCTCGTTTCAAAAATGGCTGAATTGCTCTATCAAATAATAAATCAACTAGGGGTTGACAAATAATATATTTATTACTATAATATCCCTTGAGGGAGAATTATATCCAAATAGACACCGGTAGACCCGGCCCGATAAGCTAGAAGCAAATACAACAGGGGACAATATGTAATTGCCTTCTATAATCGACAAAGTACTTTCAGACCTTCAGACACAAGCAGACACCGACCGGCAAGACAGCCAGGCTGACCGGCTCTCAATGTATCTTGATGACTATTCAAATCAGATAATTTACACTTTACAACAACAATTTCACAGGGATAACTATAACCGCCTTTATCCTTTACTGGCTACATACTACAATCTTCTAAAAAAGATTGTTAACCTCAAATCCGTTATATATAAAAGCGAAGCGAAGCGGTATTGGTATAAGCGTGATGGTAAAAGCGTTGATGAAAACTATTCTGAAATAATCTCCCGCAGTAATCTTGACCTTGTAATGCCAACTACTAACAAGCTGGTAGAGGTCAATAATACTTGCTTTCCTCGCATAATGGCTACTGAGCAAGGCGCTATCAAGTATGAAGCGGTCCCGAGTGAGAATATATCTATTATTCAAAGCATTGACGATCCAGAAACAATCACCCATTTACTCCACCGGGTGACGATAAAGGACAGCAATAACTCAATAACCGAACCGTTGAAAATGTCCCGTAATGATACATACACGGTAAAATACTTTTACTGGGATGAAGAGAATTACGCTGTACTAGATAGCAATAAATCAGTACTACCAGGCTACCCGCTTGAAAACCCCTATAAAGACCCGAAAACGGGCCGGGGTATTATCCCTTATGTTCTATTCAGCAATTTTCCCTCAATAGCCGGGGACATATGGCACGAAACTCAGAACAGCGACTTATACAACGGGACTATTCAGGTTAACGTATTTCAAACTTATCTAAACAATCTGATGAAACAGTCAGGATACCGCCAGCCGTTTATGACCGGGGTAGATAAAGACGAAGCGGCAAAAATGGACGGGCGGGTGTCAGATAGCCTCCAACCCATAGTGATAACAGACCCCAATGCTAACATCGGAGCTTTTGAGCTGTCCGGTGATATTACGAAAGTAATGGATGCTATACACGACATTATCTCCGAGATAGCAGATAATCACGGGGTGGAGTTTTCAAGCCGTACAAGTTCAGCTCAGAAAATGTCCGGCCTTGCTTTGAGTATATCGCAAGAGGCATTAAACAACTTAAAAGAAGAGCAGCAGCCGTATTATAGAAAAGCCGAGAGCGAGCTGGCATACAAGACTGCTATAATTGCAAATACTGACCTGAAAGCAAACATTGACCTTGAGGGCCGGTTCAGCATAGACTTTTTTGAAGAAAAAAGGGATGAAAGTGTAGACGATCAAATCAAGAAAGCAGAATATCAGCTTAATAATAATCTCGTTTCACTAACTGACCTTTACAGGCAAGTAGACCCCGATTGTCCGACTGACGAAGAGGCAATCAAGCGGTTACAAGAAAACAAAGCGATTAATGACCAACTCAGGGCGGAGGATATATTCGCCTTTACACCGGAGGTAGATAGTGCCGAAGAGGACGATAGTAAACCGACCGGATGAAGAGAAACAAGAGTTACTTGATAACTATGTTAGGCTCAATTTAAAAGATAGGGATGATATTAATTTTAACTTTGAAGAGGATTTGAGAAAGTTTATTTTAAAAAACTTAAACGTTAAAAAGTTGATAGCACAGGATAAAAAGTATATGAAACGGGTAATGAAATGATAGCGGCATTTGTTGCTAAATCATATCTGCCCGACATTTTAAAGATAGGCAGAAAACAGGCTAACAGGTATAAAAGGAATTTTACTGAAAATGGCTAAAACGGTTCGTATTGACTTAAAGGGCATTAAGCGCCTGATAAAAGATTACCCCGCTTTCAATCGGTCTGTTATGTCAGAGATTGCGAAAAAAGCCCCGGTTAAAATAATAAATAATATCAAGCGTAAACAACTAGAGGGTATTTATGAAAAGGGTGTATTAAAACGCAATGCCCCCTCCACCATCAAGAAAAAGCTTGCTGCTGGCAAGGGCGGTAAATCATTAATAGATACCGGCTTTATGACAAGAAATACAAATTACTTTGCTATTACCGCAATTACAAACGGCATTAAAATAGGCATGGCGAATAAGGCCAGGCCAGGCAGTAAAACACCTTATGACAAGATAGCATTCTATCTGTCACAGAAAAACTATAATTTTTTACAGGTGCCGAGGGGGTATGTCCCGCCTTGGATGATGACGATAATTAGAAAGCGGGTAAAAACATTTGTTAAAAAATACAGTTAAACTTTTTATTATGGCTATCGCATTAACTACCATTCAAGACGCAGAGGCTGAGGAGATTTACTTGACCTTGACCGCCCCGGGTAAAAAAGAACTTCGGCGGGAGGTCAAGGAGGGGACTGAGAAATTAGCCCTTGCTGGTAATACACTATTAGACGATATGCAGCGCTTTGTAATAGAACGATCCGGGCTATCTAAAAAGATCATTCAAGAATTGGCAGAGGACGAACTGCAAACATTGGGTAGTTTTTTTCAGGCATACGACCAGACATTAAACAAGGATTTTAACGTATTAGTAAATGACGGTCAATCCACTATTGCCGATGATACTATAAAACAGGATGTCCGGTTGCCATCTCCCCGGCTGCAAATGTGGCAGGCGGTACTCGTTAACACTTGCCCCGATTGCCTAGAACTCCACGGCACTACAAAGCCCCGCTCCGTGTGGATACGAGAGGGAGTGCCAAATCAGCGTCCGACCTTATGTGTTAAAAATAAAAATGCTCGTTGCCATTGTCAATTAATAGATGTTGACACGGCCCCATCCCGGACAGATATTAGGGCGCCTATATTAATTCAGCAGAAAAGAATACGCAGGGCCGAAAAAAAACGGGGCAAAAGATATTCAGCCAGTTATAAAAAACAAATAGCGGGATCAATAAACAATCCAGATAAACGGCTGGACCTTAGAAAAGCAAAGTTTACAAAAGTAAAAAAATAAGGAGACTATAAATGTCAGATGAAAAACAAGCGGTTGAGCCGCAACAGCAAGCTGTAGAGCAGCAACCGGCCCCGGCGGCCACAGAGAACACAGAAGGCAAAGAAAGTTTAAAAGACCTTGGAGCCGAAAAACTGGTAGATATGTTATTGGAGACACGGACCGAGGCGAAAAACAGGCGTCTTGAATTAAAGGAGGTTAAACAGCAAATATCCGAATTAACCACCGCACAGGAGCAGGCGAAACAGGCCGAACTTGAAAAAAAACAGGAGTGGGAGAAACTCTATAACGAACAGAAAGAGAAAACCTCCGACTACGAAGATTTAAAGTTATTTAAAGATAACTACCTAAATGACTGCAAAGCGCAAGTTGAAAAGAAGCTTGAGACATTAACGGACGCACAGAAAAAATTATTTGAACTCGGCACGAAAGATAAAAGCGCCGATATTCAATTGAAGTTTATACAGGAACTAGCGGGAGCGGTTGAAACAAAACCAACCCCGTCAACAGATAACACACAGGCAAGCGGTAGAGCCGCAATAAAAGCCCCGGCTGGTCCGGCTGTCCCCTTCGCTGGGGAAAACACCCTCATGGGGGGTTTAATGAAGGGATTGCGAGAAGCGCCCTCTGTAAACTCCTCAAACTAAAATTATTAAGGAGTATTTAAAATGCCCACTTCAATTGCAAACGGATATTCTTATGAATATCAAAACACTATCAGGAGCGTTGTTGAGCTATTCGATAGGCTCGTAGCTTCAGCGCCTACCTTTCTTTCTCTGATCCCCCGTGGTCCCAATGCCATGGCAACCAAAGAAGAGTGGCTTGAAGACAGCCTCTCTCCTGTCTCCAGTACTATCGCCTCTTTCGACACAGACGGAGACGGCACCGGCATCAATCTGGCCTCCACCGCTGGTATTAGGGCCGGAGCAATTCTGCGTGTAACTACCTCCGCTGACGTTTCACGGACTGAGCAAGTAAAAGTTGCCTCCGTTGACAGCGCAACCGACCTCACCGTGGTCCGTGACTATGGATCAACTGTTGGTGAAACTTTCGTAGTCGGAGATAAAGTTTACCTCGTATCCTCACCTCTGAACGAAAAAACCGAGGCAGGATCAGGCAACGGACAAGAACCCGACATGGCTTATAACTATGTTCAAATCTTCGAAAGGATTGCCGACATTTCCAGAACCGCACAAGTCGTAAAAAAATACGGCATGGCCTCCGGTATCGATTACCAGGTAGGAGTTAAACTCCAGGAGCTGGCCTACGAACTGAATAACGCTGCTATTTACGGGCGGCGGGTAGTTCGGTCCTCCACTGAAAACGGCACCATGGGCGGTATCCTTCAGTATATGGAGAGCGGTAACATTGAGACTACCGGCGGCGCCATTTCTGAAACGATCATTAACAATATGCTAGAGGCCATTTTTGACGATGGCGCTTTCTCAAATGCATATGCCCTCCTTTGTGCTGAAAACCAGGCCCGTAAAATCTCGGCCTTTAATACTTCAGGCACTAACCCAATCGTGCAAATCCAGCAGACCCCGCAGCAGTTCACCGGTCACTATACCTCCGACTTTGTTGGAGACATCCCGGTATTTAAAGACAGGGGCGGCTTCAGGGCAACTATCGTAGTTGATCCTAACTTTCCCAAAGATCAGGTAGCTATTGTTGACCTGACCCGGGTAGACTGGGCATGGCTCGAAGACAGCCCGCTTGTTGACAGGGACGCAACTCCTCCCGGCTTTGATGGTATCAAGCGCCG